CACACAGCAGCAGTTTGAGATCATGGAGTCTGCCCTTACTTCTATCGACTTGACACAAGTGCGAGAGGAAGAGGACAATACAGACTTAGGTGGAGAGGTCGCTTGCGGCCCTGCGGGTTGTGAAGTAGTTTAATACACGAAACTTGCGTATAGTGAAAGTATTTCACATATATGAGTAGCTATACGCAAATTGTTTCACAAAAACGTGATACGTTTCAGGAGATTTGCAATGAAAGTATTTGAGCAAGGTGGACATAAACAGAACTACTGGCTAAGGCTATTCAGCTTTGACAGAGATGAGAATGAGAGGGCATTACTCAGCTTTGAGTGCTCAACAGACTTCATTCCTACTTTCTGTGTCAGAGCGCAGGTAGGTGGCGACTGCTTTGCAGAGGTTGCTTTGCATGTGTTCAAAAAGAGTTTTTCGGTTACTATTTGGAGCGTATAGATGAACGCAGTTTTGATTGACAGCATGGGAGGCGACTTAACTGCTGTGAACGCAGCACGAGTGTCCTTTGCTAAGAAGAAAGAAGTGATGGACGAGAAAGATGAGAAGCTCATCCGCTACTTAGCCAGTCACAAGCACTGGACACCGTTCGGCCATATCATGCTACAGTTTCGTATCACAGCGCCTATCTTCGTTGCACGTCAGTGGTATCGCCATACTGTAGGCTTTGCTAGGAATGAGGAGAGCCGCAGGTACATCAGCAACACACCAAATGTATACTTGCCTGACTATTTTCGTAGTAAGCCAGAAGGCAGCATCAAGCAAGGCAGCGCTGGTGTGCATGAGCAAAGCTGGGCTTGGAAAGTTAATACAGCCAATGCGCTTAACAAATGTGTTGAGCTGTACAACGAGATGATTTCTGACGGTGTAGCGCCAGAGCAAGCGCGTATGGTACTGCCACAAGGCACAGAGACTAGCTGGGTAGAGACAGCAAGTCTGTATGCGTATGCTAGGCTGTGCAATGAGCGGATGCAGCCAGACGCACAAGTAGAGATTCGTGATTTAGCAGAGAAGGTTTACAATCAGTGCAAAGTTATTGCACCTGTTAGCTGGAAGGAGCTTACCTATGTCTAAATCATACGGTGTATCTCATTTCAGTCATTTTGTAGATTTTCACTAGAATGAGCAACAAAGGAAGAGCAAAAATGAGTAACATACAAGCAGAAGATGACTTTATCTATGGCAATCCTAGCACTACAAGCGCTAGGCAAGCATCGTGGGAGAATCAGTTGTTAGATGACTACGATCAAGAGTACGCACCCGGACAAAGGGTCAGCATTGACGATGCTACCATGATGGACTGGGACAAAGTGGCTGAAGAAAGGCGTGAGCTGAGAGACTGGCGGTTGAAGCACAATAGACACTTTGAGAAAGTCTTTATAAATGCAATGGACAGGGATGACAAGGTAAACAGCCCTAGCCACTACCGTTCTGGTAACATCGAGTGCATTGAGGCTATTGAGGAAGCACTGACAGATGAGGAGCTGCGTGGCTACTTCAAAGGTAACTGCCTGAAGTATTTGTGGCGTGAGCAGTACAAGAATCAACTAGAGGATTTGAGGAAAGCCAAGTGGTACTTAGATCGTCTAGTTAGCAACGTGGAGGCTGGTCGTGATAACTGATAAGATCATTGAGCGCACTAAGCGCTTTGAGGGATTTGAGGATAAGCCGTACAAGGACACAGTTGGTAAGACCACTATTGGTTATGGTCGCAACCTAGAAGCTAACCCACTAACCTTGTCAGAGCTGATGGTTCTGCTTAACCGTGTCGAATGGAAGAGCAAAGGTGATGCTGAGGACTGGGCAGAGATGCTACTCAAGCGTGACTTAGAGCGCCACACCCGTGAGATACGCGATAACTTCCCGTTAGAGGAGCAGCCAGACAACGTAAGAGCTGTTCTGATTGACATGGGGTACAACGTAGGCATCCCCACTCTTATGAGCTTTCAGGGCATGCTACACGCTATCCACAACCGTGATTACAAGCAAGCTGCTGTAGAGCTGCTAGACAGCAAGTACGCAGAGCAGGTAAAGACTCGTGCTGTGGCTAATGCCAAGATGCTATCACACGCAGACTTCAGTGAAGTTACGCGAAGGCTAGAAACAAAAAACCCCCGAAGATACAATATCATCGAGGGCTACCTATAGTTATTATGTGGGGCGCTCTATGCGCCCTTCTTTTTATTGTACTCTCGCATAGTCTTTTCTGCGCTTCTGCCTACCACATAGCCGCCCAGACCTACACTCAACAGATTCCACGCCTGATCTGGCATATCAAACATCACGCTAGTGCCAAAGATTGCATCAAGGTAAGGCGCGATGATGTAGTTGTTACCAATCATAACAGCGAACATAATCATAACTAGAGGCCGCCAAGCAGAAGTGACCCAATGCTCTGATTTAGCCTCGGCTACTACTACGTCCCTAGCAACCTTTTGTGCTGTCTGCTCATGCTCCAGCATAGCCATGCGAAGCTCTTGTGCTGCCTTGGCTGCTTGATCCTTGTCTTCAAAAAACCTGCCTAAGACATTATCAACTGCCTTACCAAGGCCAGCACCTAGTAGCTGTTGAATCATTAGCGATCCACCTTGTTGTTAATCGTCTCGAATATTTGGCGTAGCATGGTCTTCACCTCAGCCATATCATCACGGTAGTCATCACGGCGAACATAGGTCTCAGAGGCATGACGCTCTAGTTCTGCCATGTCAGACTGTAGACGTTTAATACTGTCCCACATCACGCGCATAAACCAGCCCACGAGGACTAGCACGAAGCCCATGATGATGTTGATGATTAAAGCTGGTTCCATTGCTTTACCCTTTGCTGTCGAACAGTCGATCTAGGACTGCGTGTTTTTGTTCATCTGTGTACTCAGGCCACTTGAGTATTTCGTCGATAGTCCTGTCACATCCTTTGCAATCAAAGTTTTCATCTAGCTCGCAGACATTAACGCAAGGACTTAGGCTATCTTCTTGCTCCATCGGTGGACTGACGAAACCGTTAGGCATTTTTACTTTGTCTAGCATTGATTAAGGCTTTTCAGGCCAATCCACGTCGCTAGGAAAGCCAGCCTGTTCCGGCACATCTCGCAACGCTTGTCTGTACTCTGCGTAAGCAGCTTGGTCTACTGGAGCATCGGCAACTTGCGTCCAATCGGTAGCTGCTAACAACTTGTCACGCTCTGATCGAACTTCATCAGCCTCGGCATCAAGTGCTTTCTGGTCAGGGTTGTAGTCTGGTTTCTCTGGGACAGGTGCGTCGGGAAAGTCGGCAACAGTAAACTCGAACCGTGCAATGCTTGACTCGTCCTGCTCAAGCACCCAGTCAGTGCCGTCCCAAACGTACTTGTTGATGGTCGATGATAGGCGGCTGAGGAATTGCTCTCGAACTTCCTCTGATGCCGCATCTAAGTCTGCGCGTGTATTGATAATCATTGTCATTATCTAATCTCCAATGTCGAGAATAAGTTATTCACATCTGCCCATCGGGCGTGTCCAGTCCAAGCCGCTAAAAACTTATCAAGCGCAACATGATCGCCTCTGTTTTTCATGGCCTTTATCTTTCTCTTTGCTGCTGTTACGCTTTGTTTACGCATAAGTTTGTGATGCTTCCATATCCTATAACCCAAGAAGTTAATTCCTCTGTTTATAGGTGCAACTTGCCACTTACTAAAGCGCATCTTCATGTTCTTGCGGCAGAAAACTTCTATAGCATCTTTCATGCCCCTAAGCTCTTCTGGGTCATTGCCAAGAAGAACCATGTCATCCATATAACGCGCCCAAGCTACAGGCTTTAGGTCGTGATGAACAAAGTTATCTACCAATGTACCAAACAAGTTAGCGTTTAGCTGACTAGCAAGACTACCAATAGGTATTCCAACTTGTCCCTTTGGTGTAATGCTTTTCATCAAAGCTAAGGTTTGTTGGCATTTTATCTTTGCTTCGTGCAGTTCGTACAGCAAAGTCGTGTCAATAGATGGAAAATACTTGCTGAAATCAGTCTTCAAAAAGTGTGTAGCCTTGCCTTTCCTAAGAACTGACTGTACGTGTTTTACACCAGCGTGTGACCCTTTGCCGGGTCTACAAGCAAAAGTGTAAGGCAAGAAAGTCTTTTCGTGTATCGGCTCTATGATATTGTTAATAGCATGTTGTACTATTCTGTCTCTGAAAGGAAGGCCAGAGATAAGACGAGTTTTCGGATCATAAACGTAAAACTCTCTAAACTCTGCTCTAATATACTCGCCAGCAGCAACCTCTTGCCTGAGCATCTCTAAGTTAAGCTGGCCGTACTCTTTGAAGTCAAGATAACTCATTGACTTGCGCTTGCCTTTCCTAGTCTTCAGAAAAGCCGAGTAGAAATTGTCTTCTGAGATAATCTGCTCAAAAAGACGTTTGTACTTCTTGCCCATATTGTTAAAAACTGGCTCCGTATTTCGCTTTCTGCTACTCTACGTTCTACCAGACCCCTAAGTGTATTTGCCGAAGCAGGACAACCAAGCTGACCACTCTGTATGATCTGCCTGCACCGCCAAGTGGTAAGTGCAGAGCGTGTTGCTAGGTGTCGTCACAGACGCCGCGACCGCCATTATTCGTATTCGAATTCGATGAGGTATTCGTATTGACATAACGAGAACCTGATTTGGAACCGTTGTTCCAATTCCCACCAAAGTTAGCGAAGCGCGGCAAAGCCTCAGTTGCCCTTTTTGCTCTTAATCCAGCCGTTCAGCATAGAACCTACTTCAGATATTAGCGCAAGTGCATGTTGCTCTTGCTTAACAGTAATGTGTCGTATACTTTCACGGTAGAATCTAAGATAGAATCTCAGCATAGCTAGGTTAGCATCTGCTGCATATATTTTAGATACTTGACCACTTTTACCTGCGGTCATAATGGAGTCCGTTTGTTGAAAAAGACAGTCTAAGAATCTATCCCTAACTATTCCGTGTTTTCTCGGCGTCCTTTGTA